GATGACATGATTGAAATTTGGCTGGAAATAATATCGTAATTCCAGTAAGTAGAAGGAACTGCTGTAGAGCCTGTACCCGCCGGATTAAACGTAACACGAATTAGACTATCAGTTGCCCAAAACAAACCGGATGGCGCATTAGTACCACCACGCATTGGTAGTCCCTTGACAATCTTAGAACTACTTACGTTAACTTGGTTAGCTAGTGGTCCATTCCAATCATAAAAACTTTGTAAGCCATAAGTACCATTAACATTATTGTTAGCGATAAACCCATGAGAGCCATACACGAAAATAAAAGGATATAGAACACAAACACCTCCATCAACACTAATGGGTTTGTAAGTTGGATTTTGCCCTTGACTATCAGATAGTCCACTAAACGTCCATGTTGAATTGTTTGCTGGCGTAATATTACCAACTAAAACTTGCGATACCACACCGCTATCAATGTTAGTTAAATTTTTAGCTGGGTGAGCAAACACAGCTAATTGATTTCCTAATGGACTAAATTGTGAATCAAATTGCCAATTGTTTAAATAGGGGCCAGCAGCAGCATCTGCGGTAAATACTGCATTACTAGCAAAGTAAACCGTGTTAGGCGATCCAGAAATAGTATTGCCAGATACCGTAACGGTAGTTGTATTAGATGAGTAAACCGCATTAGATACTGTAAAATAAATTGCATTACTTTGGTTAAAGATTACTTTGCTAGTGTTTGGAAATGACGATACCGCGTTGCCACTAACAACAAAAGTTGACGATATCGTGTTGACATTAGAAATGTTTGCAAACGCCGTACCGGGCAAAATAGTAACTACAAAAGGACCGCTACCAGTTGCAAATGTAGTGCCGGTTGTAAATGCGTCAAGTTCTTTATAATTACCAGCAAAGATATAGTTTACGCCGTTATATGGCTGTGCAACCATGCCACGGTAAATGCCGACAAGGCTATTAAAAATAGAACGAAAGCCGCCCATTTTCTTTGGTACACCACGTTGAAAACGACACCATACACCATCGGTATACTCGTCGGTTTCAAAATAAGTTCCGTCTCGCTTGATACCCGCTGGAATTCTAAGAGTGTAAATCTTAGTGAACTGCGAGTTATCTTGCTGAATATTATCAGCTGCCATTTAGAACGTCCCGCCGCTGATTGACTTAGCGTTAAGAGAAGCCAGTACGTTGACCGCTGGTACGGAGGGGTTAGATCCGTCCATATTAATAATTTCGTTTCCGTTAGCAGTCAATCCCAATACGCCTGTACCATTCAGATACATACCGGTGGTAGTATCGTTTGTAAATGAAAACGCCGGTAAAGACTGTGAGCCATTAGCTGCGTAGAACAAGTTTGTTGATGATGCTGTTAAAGTATAAAGATTTAAACCATCACTTAATACTGTAAAAATATTACCTGCGGGCAAAACCAAAGGGGGCTGTGAGCTACCTGTATTTTGGAACGTAATATTATAATTAGTTTGGTTAGTGTTATTAACCAAAATATAAATCTGTGTAATAGCTGGCAAAGTAACAGCCAGTGTTTGAGTTCGTGTACCTGACTGCGCAATATACGTTTGAATAATTGGCGCGTATGATGTTAAATTTAATGTATTGCCAACAATAGTATCTACGTCGTATGTGGCAGAGTTAAATGTAACAGCGGATGGCGCGACCCAACCAACGGTAACAAAGCCACCAACAGTTGAGTCATAGAAAATAAATCCAGAGTCACCCGGATTGGTAACAATTGTAGTATTTCCGTTAATGGTACTTGGGGATATTGGGTTGATTGTTAATGAACCCGTACCGTTGTTTCTAAAACCAATGTACCAACCATAAGTTAACGAGGTAACTGAAGGTAGGGTAAACGTACCGGCTCCGCCGTTCCACACAAAGGTAGCAGCGCGGCTGGCGTTGTTAATGGTAGGAGAAGAAGTAACGTCAATAGTGTTTTGGCTAGTTACTAACTGGCCGTTTGATGTAGATAGCCCCGCGCCAGCCAAAGTGGCTGCATCAGCAAATGATGTACCGGCACCAAAAGTTACGTTGCCCCAAATGCCGCCAGCAGAATTATTATTAGTAAGATAGAAATACTTAGCACTATTAACGGGTACGCTAACAGAATTTGCGCCCGTGTAATCTGTAATTGTGAACGCATTTGATCCCAAATTGCGGAACAAAATGTCCGCGCCCAATGTTCCTTGATCAGCTTCCGGTAAAGAAATAATAGCAGCATTAGCGTTAGCAGTAGTGCAAACACAGTCAATAATACGGGCTGCAGGGATTTGGCCAACCCCTTGATTAACAATAGCGGGCCAATAGAGAGGTGTAGATGATCCAAATGATAGGGCATAGTATGATACCTGTGTTGGGGTAACAACAGTACCTGTAAAGGGCGATGTATAAACTGGGGTAGTCATTTATTAGGGTTCCTGTACATTCGTGTTGCGATCCACACGACGGGTGTTGTCTTCTTTTTTAAGGGCTTCAATGGCGTCGTTGTAGTATGATTTCCAAACAGGCAATTTGTCCAACGCTTTTAAATAGCCTTGAGCTTGTACTAAAGCGCCGTATAACATAGCTTGCGGTGCAATTTGCGTCCATAAGTTTTGCTGGTTAGACGCATCTAAAGGCTGAATTTCAGCAAAGTAAATAATCTCTACTGGGTAAGGTGTATTTGGTGCTGGAGCAAAGTTCCAATTGCTATAATCATAATCAGCATAATAAAGCGGCTGACCAGTAGATGATTCTGATAGATACTGCGACACATAATCTTGACTGCGCAATAAAATAGGCTGACCGTTAACTTTCATAGAAACGGTTTTGCGCCAACGAGACGGTTTGTTTAAAATAGTCTGGTTAGTTGCTAAACTGGTCTCTACAACAATTAACTGTAAGTAAGTTTTTAACTCAGCAGCGATTGATGATTCTGCCAAAGCAATTAAATTAGGAATCTGTGCGATAAAGTCAGCGTCATCACGCTCCATGTACTGCTGAATGTTCAGTACCAAACTGTCGTAGGTCATAATAACTGACATGGCTTACCTTGTGTAGTAACTGATGTTAGGTTGGAAGTAGATTGGTGACTTATCACGCTCTTCGTTATTAGCAGCCATAAACGCTTTTTCAGCTTGACCTTCTAAATATTGAATGCGAGCCAACTCTACACCGGGCAACTGTAATGCCATGCTGTGGGACAACTGTTTTTGTACACAGTTGATCCAGCGGTCTGGCACATAGATTTCGTTAGTCAACGAACCAACGTCTTGCATTTGCTTTTCAATTACCAACTCAAATACTTGGTAGTTATTGTTTGGTACAGGCCACAAATACATTGATGGATCAATAGTGCGGTCATACCAATATTGCAAGGAGCGTTGGCTTGGGAACTGTTTGTTTGGCAAGTTCCAATAGTCATCGCGGTTTAGACGAGCTAATGGAATAACTTGCTGAGATTGTGCAAATTGAATTGCGCGTAGTGAGAACGTGCTAGTTGTACTACGGTTTTTTAAACGATAGTAGTAAAACTGCTGAGTTGCTTGAACTTGGAAATATGCCCAACCAAAATCATTTAAGGTTGTAGATGGGAATGATTGCCAAGTAGTCCAATTAACACCATCATTACTAACTTGCAAATCCAAGTTGTATGTTGTTGAAGTGTTTGGGGAGTAAGCGTTAAAGCCCACATAAAAGATGCGGGTTTGTTGTCCGTAAGCCGCACCAAAATAGTTTTCAGCTAAGGTTGATGTGGCATATAGGTTTAAGTTAGCGTTGTTTGTTTGATCAAACAAAGCGGGCGAGTTGACGTTGTCAGTTGGCAATGCAGCGGAAATAGATGGGTTGACAATGTAAACCCAGTTAGCCTCACGCACATCAATCGTGGTTGGGGGTAATGTAATCCACTGCGCATTGGTTTGCGCACCAACTACATACTCTTCCAACAACCAAAGATTAACGCCCAAGTTTGATAAGTTTTGCAAGTTGTAAAACAACGCTTGCTTGGCTGTATCAATATACTCGGGCGTGATTTCTTCTGCTGTTTTACCAGCATCACGATATGCATAAGAAATTAACTGGTCGACATTAATAGTTGTCTGACCAGTTGTTCCACTGTAAGCCATATTACCTTCCGCGGCCAGCGGCGCGCTTAGTTACTTTTTTGGGGAGATTGTTACTAGCTGGACCAGCTTTCACAAACTCCTTACCGACCTTCTTTGGAATGCCTATTGTGCTTTTACCAGCAGCGGCTGCATACATCGCAGCTTGCTGGTCTTTAGATTTGTATGGCATCAGCAGACCTTTTTACCAGCTTTCATGTAACCCATTTTGTTGCGTACGTCTGTTGGCAACTTAGCTAGACCGGGGTTCTCTTGTGCATCAACTTCTTTCAAAGAACCGCCTTCGTTCATGTTAATTGTGCCGCCTTTTTTATAAATACCGGGCTGATTGCTATATGAAGAACCAAGATTAGAAAACGCTTTACCAACTCTTTGCATAAAGCTTGGTTGGGCTGCTCTACGACGCATTGGGGCTGGAGCTGTTGGGTAAGCTTGCTTACCGTTGTAGCTGCCGCCATTCATATCTTGTTCAGAAGGCATACCACCGCCGTTTACATCTTGCTGTGATGGATTGCCATATGGAGTGTCCATATCAGCGATATCGCCTTGGTAGCCAGACATAGCTGAAGCTGGTTTTGTACCAGTTGCTTCATACATACGAGCCATAATAAATGGATCAGTTTGATCAGCGCCGCCTAGATATTTTAACTGTTCAGCAGTCAAACCGCCATCAGCCATGCATTTCATCTTTTTGGTTTTGCCGCCTTTTTTGTATGTGTCGCCCATTGCATTCATGCGACCTTCTTCCATACCTTTTTTAGCAGCATCACCACGTGAACCAAAAGCTTCGTAGTCAGCTTTTGCTGTCTTTTTGTCGCCTTCAGCCATGTTTTTGTCGTAGTATTTTTGTTGTGCTTCAGTTGCACCAGCTTGCTTGACGGATTTGCCGTCAGCATACTTTTTTACTTTACCACCTGTCTTGTACTTGTTTGGCATCTCTTTAGCGCCAGACTTAGCAGCGGCTTTTTTGTCGCCAGTTGGAGCTACTTTTTTAATCTTGTCTTTTTCGCCAGCTGGCATCTTGTTAGTTTTGCTAACATCGCTACCTTTAAAGTTTGGCTTGGTAGAAGCTTTAGAAGGAGCAGTAGCTTTTTTTGCAGATTCTTTGCTCTTAATCATTTTAACTGCATCGCCAGAAGGCTTTTTATTTTCATCCGCAACGCTGCCACCTTTGGCAATCATCTTTGGTTTTTCTTTTTTAGCAGCCTCAATGTTTTTGATATCTTGTGCAGTTTTTTTAACACCATATACACCAACAGAACCGCCGGTTTTATATTTCTTAACAGTACCGCATTCTTTTTTAGAACGACCACCTTTTTTGAGTTTAATCTCAGTTGGCTCAGACTTATCGTGCTCGGCTTTATCGTGTTGCTTAAAAGCCTTTTTAATCATCTTTTTGTCTTGCGCCATATCATCGGCACAAGCAGCTCCGCCTTCTTTCATCTTTTTAGATGATGAGCCGCCGTAGCACATTGCTTTTGGCTTAGCGTGACCGCCTTCTTTGAAGGCTTGCATCTTTGGTAGTGTTTTAAAACCGTCCATGTTGTTGATTCCTCTAGAGTTATTGGATAGCGGACTG